AAGATACATCTGCACTTGCAAGCAAGTTAATATTACCAGTTTCAAGAACAGTAATAGTATCACCAGTAGCAGGAATCAAAAGAATAGTATCACCACTTGAAGGAGAACCTCCAGAAATAGTAGCGAGGTCATCAGATGTGCCAGATTCTGCGTTAACATAAAATACTGGTTGGTCATCAACGTAAGTCATTGTATCGGTGCTAAGAGTTGTCTGAGCTGAAGTAGCATCAGTAATCTGCATAACGTATGTAAGATCTGCATCTTTAATAGCAGTAACTGTAACGCCTTGCAGCTCTTGTAATTCGCCAATTTTAAAAGTCTGAGAAAAACCACCAACTTGCTGAACGTAAGGCAAGTAGTAAGTTCTAGCTGTGCCAGCACTATCTGTGCCAACAAGTTTCATACTAAACTGAGCGTTAGTTGCGTTCCCAAAAGATACTGTTCCACCAACTTGGGTGCAACCATCTAAAATAGACGCCATTAGTTCAAGGTTTGGTTGCATTAGATTAAAACTAATATTAATGCTTTGTTCTGTGGTTAAGGTTAAGAGAGAATAAGTAACACAATCGTCTCTAATTTCGTTTTCACTTTTGTCTGCGGACAGTTCAACTTCTCTTACGTATCCAATGAGAGTTGAAACTGATCCAACAGCCGCCCCAGCGGTGCCGATATACACTGTAAGACAGCCATTAAGTAGTTCACTGTTGTTTTTAGTTGCCATTATTATGGTCTCCTATTTGCCGCCGTGGCGGGTTTTATTAAATTAATATCTTAAAAAGATATCATATTCCGTAGTTGTTTTCCAATACTCACCGACATAATCGGTGTCTTGGGTTGTAAATTGTGATTGACTTTGCATTATGCTTATGCTATAATTGTTAGTATAATTATATCCATAATCATCAGTCCCTGTCACAAATTCTGTGTATTGATGCAATAAAGGAAAGACACATTTTCTTTCCATATATCTTGATGTAGCTAAATCCTGACTATAACAATCCACTTGAACAGTAAGATGAGTTATTGGACCTTCTGGTTCCGCTCCTATGCTTGGTGTGTCGCTTATAACAATACAATCACTACCAACATAAGGTGTGTCATCATCTCCATAAGTCCCTTGTGGTATTTGTAAAACAAAAACTCTATCTGTAACATAATTTACTACATCACTTGATTCTAAAAGAAACTCTCTTAATGCTAATAAAATATCAGGCTGTAAAACAGGATCAAATGTTGCAGGAAATGTAATTGGAAAATAAGTCATTGTTTAAATTCTTCCTTCAAAGTTTTAGCAGTCTTCAAGATACCTCTTTTGAGATAATGTTTTCCTGGTGTTTTACTAGAACCAATCTCTTGAGTCATAGCGTATGGAACATTAGCTGATATCGTTAAAAGTATTTCATCCTCATTTGCTTCTGTTTCTGATTCTATTGATTCAGCTAATTTACCAGTATCTTTTGGCGCATAAGATTTAGCTGCTTTCTCAGCCACCTCACCGTAATCCATAACGACTTCGGTAACTTCTTCAACTAAATTCTCAAAATAATCTCTGGTGTTTGATTTATAAGTTACGTTCACGTTACCATCCTGTCGAGCGTTACTTCATAATGGTGGGGTATATTATTTCCATCTAGAACTTCATCAACGTCTATTACTTCATAAGTTCTACTGCCAATTGTTATCGTGTCCCTTAATCTAACGTCAACATCCATCTCAAAAAAAGCAATCATAGTTTTTACATTTAAAACTTTACCGTCTTGGATATAGCGTTGGACTTCTTGGTCTAATCTTGTTCTCACATTATCTGTTGTAGTTTCTGTCTCTGTTGGTCTTCCAAAACCATCTAAATCACCTTTAGTGTATCTAGTAATGCTACAAGTTTGGATTAACCAACGTTGGAATTGTGATGCATTTTTTATAGGAGTTGCAGTTCCACCACCTGTTACTTCTGTAGTCGAAAAATAACCGCCAGTAAGGATACTAAAAACATCTGTTGCTGTTACAGCCATAATAACTCCTTAAAACGTTGTGGTTCTGCCTGTCCCTGCTACTGGCACTGATTGAGTTGCAACTGTAGCACTACCAGCTGAGTTTTTAAACGCTATTACTTTAGGATCGGTTCCAGAAGCGGCAGCACTATTAACTTGCACTGCTAAAATTCTTTTTAATGATGTTTGTAAGTCGATTGCTCCATCAATAACACCTGCTAATATATCTGCAACTGTTATATCATTAAGAGCAGCGATTTCGGCTGAAGTAGCTAATGCACTTACGTCTGCTTTGCTTGCTGTCCTACTTGCCGCATTAGTAATAACTTCATCCACTGTTGGATCAAAATCATTAAGATTACCAACATTAGTAGTAAGTGTGTCTAATTTACCATCATGAGTAGTTAAAGCGGAAGCTAAAGCTGCACTGTCTGTCCCTCTCATATCTGTATTACTGGTTGTAGTATCAACTAATGTTACATTAGCAACTATGTCGTTTATAGGATCAAAATCATTAAGATTACCAACATTAGTAGTAAGTGTGTCTAATTTACCATCATGAGTAGTAAGAGAAGATGCTAAAGCTGCGCTATCTGTTCCTCTCATTACTGTTTGAGTATAAATAACTACTGGTTCAATTGTTATATTGGCGGTTGAGCTAACAGCTGAAACAACAATAAGGTCTGCGTTAGTCTCTGCTTGAGTCATATCGAATAGATAAACACCTTTAGCATCTGTTGCGTCTAACTCTGTTGGATTAACATCATTAGTAGCGGCGGTTGCGCCACCATCTTTGCTGATTTGGGCAGTAATATTAGAAGCGTCTCCAGTCTTATAATCTTCGCCAGAAGTATCATATGCAACTACTGCTATTTTTTGACTTGCTACGTTTTTAAACATTAATATCTCCTAGCTCTTGGATAAGGGTATTTATCTCCACCAGCTGATGCTTGTGGCTGTATCGCTCCTATATATTCATAACTTGTCCCTCCTGTCATTGTAATAGTTTTATACAAATTAGTATTTTGAGGAGTTAAATCTTCTGCTCCATCTGTTACTGAGACAAAACTTGGATCTTCCAAAACATGTCCAGATCCTGGTATTGTGCCTCCATTCCAATTACAATGAGCAGTAGTATTGCTATGAGAACAAATGTTAATATAAGTAGCGCCTTGTCCAGTAGCGGTAGCATTGATCCCATAAGCTCCATTGTCGAAAACAATTGAATTAGTTATTGTTGATTGACTACTGTTAATATAAATTCCATCACTTCCATTTCCGAAACTTGTTAAGTTATGCGCAATTCCACTAGAATCTAAACTATCAAAACGGAAACCATCGTTGCCATTATCATAACTTACACAAAACGAAATAGACTCTGTATAGGCTTGATAACCATCACCAGTATTGTCGTGAAAAGAGCATCTATATGCACCCGCAATATAACCAGCAAGTCCATCACTTCCATTATTATCAAATTCACAATCATAAAATTGTGGACCAGTAGACCAAGAACTAATAAATCCATAATTAGTATTATTATCGAAACGACAATTTCTAAAAGACCATACTGCAGATCCACTTTGTTGATTAAACCCAGACGACGGACCACCTGTTATTCTTAAATTCTCAAAATCTACATAATCTATAGATCCAGTAGCATCAATAATGAATCCAGCCCCAAGAGATGATCCAGAAATTGTAGCTACTGTTCCATCGTCGTCACCAGTTGCGCCAGCGCCACGAAAAGTTATTCTGCTACCACTAGTCCCTGTAGTAGCATCAAAATCTATAGTTAAAGATGGTGTATGGTTCCCATCGGCACAAACTAAAACTGTATCACCAGCTATAACAGTATCAGCTGCATGTTGAACAGTAGCCCAACCATTCCCAAATGATAGTCCGTCGTTTCCATCATTACCACCAGAAGATCTGACATAATAAGTTGGCATTAATCATTATCCCCTGTTTTTAATAAATAATTACTATTATCTATTGTATCTATAGTAATTGATGGATAAGTTGTTTCTAGTCTATCTATAATATCTTGGACTGTTGCTGCTCGTTTCCTTTTCTGATAAATAAGTTTTAAAGAGTTTATAACAGATGAAATACGAGTATAATCATCATTCTCTCTTCCATTGGGGAACATAATGTTTTCTATTTGCGTATCACTATATCCCAATATCTGTTCTTTTGTGATATTGTTGTCAGTAATATAGTTCAAAACATTTATAAAAGCAGGATTATTTCTCATTAAACTCTCTTAATTCTTCTAAATTTAATTAATTGTTGATATTCATTTGGAGTTAAACCATTAATATTAGATTTTTCTTCTGAATTTCCAGTGTAAGAATAGCGTCCTATTGTCTCGCTGACAGCGCCAGTTCCAACACTTGTATTATCGTCTCTATATCTTGATGCAGCTATCATACATACTTGATTAACTTGATGTGGAATTTCGTTAATATTCCAATCATCATAAAATTTACGATTACAATAATCATCTATCCATCTTGAAGCAGTCCTTAAATAAACCGTTATTTCGGCGTCAGTATCAGCATAACCATTACCAGTATAATCAACAAAAGTCTTCCATTCATCTACTGTTGCGTATAAATCATTAGTTTGAACGAACTGACCTTTAAAATTATCAAATACAGAGTAGTAAGTGACACCTTCGTAGACAGCTTCGACCGAATAAGTATATGTCAGATTATAAGCTGGGTCAGCAAAACCATACTCAAACAACCCTGTTCCAACACTGTCAAAAGCGGTGCCATCTGGTATAACGACTTCATCAGTATCATTTCGCTTAGCTCCGTAAGTAGAATCACTGGAAGACAAAGTGGCTGAGTCTGGATTGGCTAAATTGCCTTCCATATCTTTAAAATTATATTTTATTACTGACATATTTAATGTCCTTATTTATAGTAGATTCTCAATGTAAATATTTTACCGGCACCTAATCCACTTGCTAATACTTTTATGGTTCCTGTATTATAGATGGATAGTTTTGTCGAATCGGAATTATATTTATAAACATTATCTGTATTACTAATATTGGCACCATCGCCTCTAAGTAAGTCTTGATTACGATCATCCATAAGTTGGACATCATATAAATTCGTTGGCTTATTAGCGGCTAAAACAGAAAGATAATCTGCTACATCAGAAGCAATATCATTTCCATAACCATAGCCATAAGCAGCTTCACAAGACCATTCTACAATTTCTGTTACAGGGTCATTCATTAAAGCTTCGAATTTGCCAGCAGCATCAGCAACACAAATATAGTCAATTGATTTTACATCTAAACTCTTTTGTTTATAGACTGTGTGGAATAAAAATCCATCAATTACAATTGCCATATCTTTTCTCCTTAATCTAAATTAATTCTTTCTTAGTTTTCTTTTCTTTCTTGATGACAGGTGGTTTTACCATAAAACCTTTCATTACATAATAACTTAAATCTACCGATTTAGGTAAGTAAAGAGGGTCTCCTGTCTTTGGGTCATATAGTGTGTAATAATCTTTTTTTAATTCAAAAGCCATAATGCTTCTCCTTTTTTTATTGTGGGAGTCCCCCGTTAAGAGGACTCCCTATTGATTATCAGTCTTTGTTATCGCAGAGATATTCACATCCCCACTCGTCTTTAATTTCGCCAACACCAAAATAAGTGGTAGCAGTGATTGTCCAAGATTGTGTAACGTTGGACCAGTCGATTTCCATTTGGATATCTTGTGCTTCAACAACGCCAATAGCTTCTTTGGAAAACACGCCACATTTAGCGTCAGCAGCGTCTCTTTCACCAGCACCTGTTCCAGGAGTTAAGTCGGCGATTTCAACAACATTGGTTCCGAAAAGTCTGGAAACTCTACCAGTATTAGTAATTTCTTCACGAATACCAGCAGCGACTACGGAAGTAGATGTTTTGTAAAGGTCGATTATGTCGGACATAACGTGAGGAGTGACAGCCAAGGTGTAGCCATCGCCTTCAGGAGCACCAGCAGCTCTAAGTTTAGCAAGAGCTAATAGTAAGTTGGCTTCGGTAAAGTCAACATTTGTTGTTCCAACAGTATTAGTTGTAAAACCGTCAAAAAGAGCCCATACAGCGATATTTTTCTGGGCGAGGATAGAACGACCCAATTGACGACCGATACTAGCGATAGCTTGTTCGCCGCCTCTCTGTGTCATTTCTTTTGTGATGATTGCACCAGCGCCAACTCTTACAGGAGTAATTGTAGGACCAGTGGATGTAACCACAGAAATATCATAAGCATCGCCTTCAGCTGGTGTTTCACCAGCGATTTCAGGCGTGACAGGAAATTTCATTGCGGATTTATTTTGTGCAACAGTAACATAATTAAAAAGGTTCTGTTTATTAAGATTTACTTCGATTGCTTCACGAACGCCAATAGGTAGAAAACTGGCTAGGGAAGTTGTTGTTGATGGTGTTAGTGCCATTTTATTAATTCCTTATTCTGGGACTTTAATATATCCCTTTAGATTTTTTAAAGTCAGCATACTCTTCTGATGTCATATCTTCTATTTTTTTAACAACAGAAGCTGCTGTAGATTGTTTAGGGGCAGTAACATTTAGTTTTCCTTTAACTGATTCACCTAAAACACCGTTGAATTTTTCACTAAACTTTTCAGCAAATGAAGGAATTTCTTCTAACGCCATAGATGATGTTTCAAAAAACTCTGCAAACTCTCCTAAACCTTTTTCAGCAAACTCTTTTGTCATAACAGCTGCTTTCTTTTCCGCTTCTGCCTGACTTTTCATTTCCAAAAGCTCTGTTTGTAGCTTCTCTGAGTATTCTTTGTATTTTTTGTTCTCAATAAGAGACTTTTTATTAGCCTCTTCTCTCTCTTTTTCTAATTCTTTTTCAAATTCTTCTCTGACTTCTGCTTTTGTTTTTTCTTTTACAGTTGGAATTGCTTGCTGAACTCGCCTATCACCTTCTTTTTGTAGCAATATGTCTACTTCTTCTTGGGTGTAGGTCTTTTTTTCTTCGTTTGTTGTCTCTACCTTTTCGTCGTCCCCGGAATAAACATCCGTTTCCGCACTAACAGGTTTTTCAAGTGACATTGTTATTTCTCCTTTTTTTATTGTATATTAATAACCAAATCTTCGGGTTCTTCTTCTTCTATTGGATCCTGCACTATCTCGCTCTCATTTTCTTTTTTTTCTATAATTTCTTGTGGATTGTCAACAAAACTTAGCAGTGATAGTGCAGTTTCCTTATCCAAAACTGTTAATAAATTGTTTATCTCTTTAATTGTTTCTAAATCATTAACAGGTATATTAAAAGTAAATACGATTTTATAATTTTCTATTTGGGGTTTTTCTAGAATTTCTCTCGTAATATTTATTAAATCAATTCTCTTCCGTAAACCTTTTTCGAAATAACTAGTAAAAGCAGAGGCTGCATTAGTCATAGCTGCAAACCTTAATTTTAAAGCTATTCCTGATGTTGAACCTGTAGCGCCTGTAATTTCCTCTACATCAACTACTTGACCTTCTAAATGTATCTGCTTTTTAACAGTTGATAGTGCAAAATCTATCTTTTCTGGAACATTGCCCTTTGAAATAAACTCTGCTGATGCATCGTCATCAAGAGAGAGTGTTTGTGTCTCTGCTAACTCTTCTAACACTGATTTTTGAACCTCTTGACCGTCTTCTGAGGTTGGTGTTTCGGTCATTGCTCCATCTTGATAACCCTTTAAAACAAGCATAGCGTCAACATTGTAGAGAACATCGTCAATATTTCCTGACTGAAGTAAGTTGTAAGCATCTTGTTGTTGGATTAAACTATCCGTAATAGCTGCATCCCAATCAGCTAACACTTGATAATCAACTACAGGCACTTCAGGAAAAAGATGAGGTTCTTCACTTGTTAATCTAATGTTATTATCTGTTTTTGTATAAATATATTTATTTACATTGTCATAAACGGTATAAACCACTGTCTTTTTAGAGATTATCTCACCATCAATAACTGTTCCAGGAGCGTAAGTTCCAATATGGATTGCATATTGCAAGACTCTCTCTGGATCTCTAAGGAGTATCCATTCAGATGGATTATAATTATTAACTTTAACTTCACCATTTTCAAGCGACAAAACTTCAACGCCCAATCCTGTAGCAAATGCTTGTTTAAAGTTCTCGTTATCGTTAATATCAAGCATATTGTCTTCATAATATTGTTTGAATTCGTCAAGAGGAGCATTTTCGTCTACAGTTGACAAATAATTGATATTATTAGAGACAGAAAAAGCAGTGTGTTGGTCTGTAATGTATTTAATCCAGTTAGTAACGGTTAGCTGTCGTGGCTGACCAGTTTTTCTATAGGGATCTTCACTTAGGATAGCTTGAACACCATCATAATACTGCTGTCTCTTTATCTTATTCTCAATACCTGGCTGTCCTGCACTTACAACGTTCTTAATATTGGTTTCATTTATAGCCATCTCTATCTCCTAATATCTTTTAATCGCTCTTATTTTAGCTGCTTTCTGTTCGCTACAAATCGCATATCTTACGGAGTCGATGCAATGGTCGTTCTCTCTAATAACTTTATCAATATGTTCGCCATCTTTTTCGTCCCAACAATAACATTGCAGCTCTTCGTTTAAGTTTTTATTATTAATCGTTGTATATAGATTCTTTTCTTGCATAAAAACTATACCTTCTTCAACCGTCTTCCCCTTATGACAACCTTTAATATTATACCCTGCTCTTTTTATCGACTTTATACGGTCTGGAGATGCGTGATCTCCCCATATTCTAAGCTTCTTGCTTATTTTTAATCTATTTAATTCAGAAATAATGTCTTCGTTTGTCATTTCTGTTTTATATATCAATTCGGTAAGATATACATTATTTTCTTTATCAAAATCGCAACGAATTAAAGTAGATGGAGCTGTGCAGCCAAAGTCCATACCATAAACTGTCTTGACTATCTTGCCTTTTGGAGCAGTGCCTTCGAACACATTGTCTTTAAAAACTAATCCAGTAAGAGGTGATCCCCAATTTCCTAAAGTATAAATTTCGTATTTGTGCGGATTTCTTTTTTTATTTTCCTCTAACTCTCTAATGTAATCCTCATCAATTAATACGAATGGATTATCTTTATATGTCGTCTTTACTATTTTGCAACTCTCAAGTTCTCTATCAAAAAAATATTTCTTTACCCAGCTAAAAATATTAATTGGGTTAAATGTTATCATTATTTGTTTGTAGAAGTCTCCACCTCTTAGTCTTAGGTTAAGTTGCTCGAAATCATTTTGAGTGACCGAGTGTCCTCTTTTACCTATCATTTCCTCCACCCAAAAAGAATCACATACTACTGATTTTATTTTTTCTACATCGTCTAAACCTAAAAAGATAATTTTGCTACCATTAATACACTCAATTGTCATATCTGTCTTATTAGAGTTTGGAAACAGTTCTTTAAAATCCATAGAGTTAATAAACTTTAAAATCTCTTGATAACAACTGTTTCTAAGCGATTTCAGAGTCTTACGAACTACACCAATTGTGATTCCTGGCTCTGTAATGCAACGATAAATAACTTTCAAAGCAGCAAAACAGCTCTTTCCTGATCCTGCGCCGCCATACATAATAAGAAAACGGTCCTCATTTTCTAAAAGAGGGACATATACGTCTGGGATCATATCTGTATAGTCTGATAAATCAATCATCTTCTTTTAGTTTTTTAGTAATTTCCTTCTTGCTGTTTTTAATTTTAGGCTTAATAACTTTATTCTCAGTAATTGTTGTCTCATTAATAACTTTTTCAGAGTATTTTTCTTTACCTAATCTTTGGAGGACAAAACTAATAGCCCATTGTTTCTTTTGATCAAGAGCTTCTTCTAATCCTGTCTCAGCTTTAGCTATCATTCGTTTGTGCCTATTGGCGTAAAGCTCTTTTACGATCTTGCCGAGCTTATAATCTTTTATATATTTATCTACCGTGCTATAACAAATTCCCAACTCTTCTACAACAGCCCAAAGATGTCCATTATTACGAATAAGAGACTCAAGGAACTCGTCTTTAGTGTATCTTTTTCTTGGCGCTGCCATATATAACTCCTATTTAACAAACTCTTGACGACTACCGAAAGCATTAATTAAAAAGTGGATATCAAACTCAGTAATAACAACATCGTCTGGATAAGTGTCGCCTGCATCACCACCTAGTCTTGATAATCTACACATCCACATGTTTGACAGCAAATAACCGTCCATATCAACATCAGAGAAAGAAGCGATTTGATGTTTTAATGCCGTCCCATCAGCTGCATCCGTTACCGTAATAATACTAGTATTACCAAACACATCATTAACATCTGCTCGTGTGAATTCTAACTGAAAAACAACATTACCAGCATTTGTTGTTGTTGGCATCCAATGCACGTGCGGTTTAACATCTGATCCTTCTTTCCAAGCGTGTGGAAACTGGACATCAAAAAAGATTTCTTGCTCAACATTGGGAGCAAAATGATATCCAAATACACCTGTGCTACCACTTCCATTATCTATAACTTTTTCAAAATCTGGTTCATTAATAGCCGCTCGCACTTTAAAAGACTGAGATGCTACCCTTAAATCGTCCCAAAGATCACCAGTAGCAAACTGATGCTCTAAATCAGTCATATGATATCTTTCGTCTTCGATACCGCCTTGCAACGAGTATACATGTAACAAATTATGGTCTTCGTTTTCAGGATTTAATAATATAATCCCATCAACAGGATGTTCCCTAACACACAATCCCACTCTTATGTAGTGGGTGGTTGGAGTATCTGTTGTTAATCCAGCTGTTGTAGACAGATAAACATAACCGCCCTGTGTTAGATGTGATGTATCAATACCTCTAACTAGACCAAATGTGGTAACCCATCCTTCATCACCTTGGGCTATAGTATTAGTAGCCATACCCAAAACACGGTATTTATCGTGATCATCTGCGTCTGCTAAATCTATTTTTGGTCTATCAGATTGGACTCCAGAAATATAGACAACAGCTCCATTAGCTATATCTGATCCACTAACATTAGCGCTTCTTACCCATAACTCTTGACCGATTTGCATCACGGTATCTTCGATATCATTAATAAACTCAAAAGTATGGTCTGATGCACTATAATATAAACAACCTTCGTCTGTTGGAGTATCACCATTTGCGTCTGGATAACAAATATGATTTACTTCTATTAATTTTCCTGCATTATCTATTTTACATCCACCAGCTTCAGAGATTGGACCTCTTAGTTTTGATCGAAATCTCCAATCTTTTTCACTTCTGTCTATAATTTCATTAATAACATCATCTGTGTTAGCAGATTTACCGTCTACACCATCCTTACCATCTGCTCCAGGAGCTCCATCCTTGCCGTCTAAGCCGTCTTTTCCTGACTTTAGGTCTAACATCTTAATTCTATTATCAATGTATTCTAGGATGTCTGAGATGATTTCCTCGTAGATAAGCAACTTGTCTTGTTCGAGCTTATCTTCTTGCTCTTTAAAAAGTGTTTCGAAGTCAGGGAGAACAACTTTTGAGTCTTTACTTATATTGGTAATGGTAATCCCTAAATCTTCTAACTCTTTATTTTGCTTATCTAATTCCCTTTTATTTTTCTCATAGAGAATCATTGCATCTCTTTCGACGTTTCTTTTCAGCTTTTTTTCATCAATGCGAGGTATTTTTCTTACCTTCATATCAATAACTTCAAGAATTTCTTCCTTCAGCTTATTAATATCAACTCCAGGAGGTATTTTTACTTGCTTTAAAACGTCAGACATAATCTTATCAACGTCAATAGTTGGTCTATCAACTTTAATTAATAAATTCTGATTTTTTTTAAGCCTTCTTTTAGCCATATTATTCCTCGAAATGCACTAAATTCAAAGATCCGTCTTGTTTAAAACAAAGGTTCAAATCATCAACGATGCTTGGCAGAGACTCTTCCACGTAATTTAAAATTAGCTGTATAAGATAATCTCTTTCTTCCGTTATATCTGGTAGATTTCCGCTTTTTCCCAGCTCTTCCCATGTTTTTCCTAGATCTTCTAACAAACCTTGTAGAGTTTTTTGAATTCTTTTGGCTGGTTTTTTTTTATAATCTAACAACATTACTGCCAATGCTAACTTTTGAGTTGGCTCTAAATCACTATTTTGCACCAAAAAATCAAAATCTGAAAGAACATCAGCTCCCCAAAATTGAATTAGTGCAAGATATTTAGCTAATTTTACTTTATCAAGTGCCATTATTTATCTCCTTGTATAATAAATTCTACAATTTTATCAAGCTTTATGTCCTGCTTGTCTAATTTTTCATTAATTCTATCATCATTTCTTCTTATTGTCTCTTTGATTTCTTGATGATCTTTATCGTTTTGGACTAATTTAATATCTATCTTTTCTAACTTCCCCTCGTTTTTTATAATCCTCTCATCTTGAGCGTTATCTCTAGCAACTTGAGTCATAGTTGTTTCGTTTTTACTTTGATGTAGCGCCCACACCCAGCCAACAGCTGTAAAGAGTATCAGTAAAGTAATTGACACTATATTATATAGTTTTGACCCCATTATTTCTATCTCCGTAATCTTTTTTAACATTATTTAACCTTTAATCTCTCTTTAATAAAGTCCTTTTTTTCTCTCAATAACAAAGTGGCTCTATATATAGCATTATCAACACTTTTTTTGGATACATTTAATTTTGCAGCTATTTCTTCATAGTTGTATCCATCTAACCACAATAAAAAAGCATCTCTTTTTATCCCATCTAATCTTGACCCAACTACTTCTTTTACTCTTCTTCTTCTTTCATTTGAATAAGCTATCTCATATGCGTTTTTAGCTCTCTCATCAATTACTTCTGCATTTAAATCATAATAATGATATGGATTGTTTTCAAACTCTTTTTGTTTACGATAATATTCCTTTCTAATCTTGTTTTTTATGTATAAATCCATACAATATGATGCAAATGTTTCAAATCTTCCTTTTTTTGGGTCATAGTCATTTATTATCTTTATTAACGATATCAAACATAGTTGTCTTACCTCATCCCAACTAAAACCACTAAACACTCTACTGTATCTTTTGCACATATAATCTATTTTCTTTTCAACAAAACCTACTATTTGTTCAAAAAGATAGTCATCTTTTGAAAACTTATACAATAAAACTACATGATCTATTTCTTCCTTACTACTCATCTTGTTAATCCTTTTTTTATTATATACGATAATTTAA